GGTTTGGTGAATGGTGTGCAAGTTGTTTCGTGGAAGCAGCAGGCTGGCAAGATGTCTTTTGATATGACCCGATTAAAGAGTGAGCAACCTGAGTTAGTTAAGCAATATGAGAAGCAAGGTAATCCCTATCGTGTGATGAGAACACACAGAAAGAAGGCAAACTAATGAGTAATGAAACAGAATCACTAATGTTGAAAGCAGTGTTAGAACAATACGCAACACCTGACCCAAAGATCGTGGGCACAATTCCACGCAACGGAATAAACCTCAGTTATGTTTCGCACAGTGAGATCACACGAATCTTGATTGAGATTGACCCGATGTGGAATTGGCAACCTGTCGCTTGGCAAGATGGCAGACCAGCAACACACGAAGCAAACGGAATGATAACAATGTGGGCGACTCTCACGCTGTTAAATAAATCGTTGATCGGTGTTGGTTCAGTGCGTTCAGATAAACCCGATTATGAAAAAGAATTAGTTGGCGACTTCTTGCGAAACGCTGCGATGCGTTTTGGTATCTGTCTGAGCCTGTGGTCTAAACAAGATTGGGAACACGCAACAACTTCTGCACCTATTCAAGAAGCAAAACAAAACCACCCTGCAAGTCCGATGACTATTAAACAGATTGAAGAAGTGTTCACTTCTAAGCCTGCAACTGTCACATCAATCACTGGTTTGGTTTCGGATAAGCAGAAGGGTTTGATTTCTAAATTGGCTAAAGAAAAGTTGAACGGCGATGTTGCACCGTTGATTCAAGAATTGTTTAGCAAACAAAACTTAAACACTTTGACCACTAAAGAGGGTTCAGAGTTGATTAAACATATTATGAATCTTCAAACTGGCGCACCTGAAGAACCTTTCTAATGATTGAAAAGCGTGATCATTGGCGAGAGGCTGCTGCGTGTCGTGGTATCAAACACACTGTGTTCTTTCCTCCAACTGGCATCGGGTTAGCAATTACCGATGCTGGTTGGAATGATGCGAGAGAGATTTGTGCTCGTTGTACTGTGACTGAACAATGTTTGGAACTTGTTTTGGCGTTTCCTGATACCGATGACAAGTGGGGTATGTATGGTGGCAAGACACCTGCCGAACGGCGTGTGATCAGAGATGAGAGGCACAGGGTGAGATGAACGCAAGGTTGTGTTCGTGTTTTATTAAACGAGTTGTACCGCAGAAACCTTTTTGCGGTGAGAAAGAACCAGATGATGAATGAGACTAACAATAAAGGTGAATACAACGAAACGGAAGACAAATGGAACTTGTTTCGGGTTTACAATTACCATCTAAGCGAATTCAGTAAAAAAGAATTTCAGGCTGGTTTTGTTGATTATCACGAATTTCTGTTTGATGTTTTAGAAAACGAGTTGCACAAAACTCCGATGAATCTTCATAACAGAAATGTTTTTATTCATATGTTAGAAATCTTGCGAAGTTCAATAATTGGTGCATTGAAAAAAGATTGTTTAAAGCGTGGTCAGCAAACAAAGAATGATGAAGTAGTTGATCATGACTGATGAACGCAAAGGCGACTGTCAAGGCAACAAAGAAAAATGCACGCTAAAAGATTGCCCGAAGTTCGGGACACTTGGCAGACCTTCTAAAGATGGCAACAAGCGTGTGAAGGGTTGCGCTGACCCGACAGCGAGAGGTAAACGATCTCGCACAAAAGGTTTGAGTAAGCAGCGTGTGGCTCGTAAGCGTCTTGGTGTTGCACCTTCAAACAAGTTTGGTGACGCTAACGAAGAAAACTGGCAAGATGTCCTGTTTGCTAATGAAGTCAAATCAGGTAAGCAGATAGGCGCTGTAGTCACTGCGTGGGGTCGTATAGACGCTCAGGTGCGTTCTAACGAGTCAGATTATGGTTCTAGGCGTAAACCTACCCGAGCAATTTTAATGCCTGATGATTGGGGCAAAGAAGGCTTAGTAATGATCAAGTTGAGTACGTGGGAGGAGTTGGTACGACCTGCGATGCACGAGTTCTACGAGGGCACAGCGTGAGCAAAGTTTTTAGTCAAGAACATTACGATCAAGACGATTGGGCAAAGCATCAGATCATTGAGTGGCTCACGATGAAAGGCTACAAAGCGTTCGTAAACCCTGACAAGTTTGGTATAGATATTTTGGCTTTGCGATGGGGCAGGCAGTTCGCTTTTGAAGTAGAAGTTAAACACAACTGGCGAGGCAAACACTTTCCATATCAGCACATACATTTCTCGGCACGCAAACGAAAGTTTGTTGAATCAAATGTTGAAACTTGGTTTGTGATGTTGAACCACGAGCGCACGCACGCCTTGTTGATTAGTGGCGCAGATTTTATGGCTGCGCCAATAGTAGAAAAGAACACGAAATATAGTGAAAATGAAAAGTTTGTTGAAGTTGATTCGCACTGGGCTATATTTAGAAACCTTAAAGAGGAGGCATAATGAACACTGCACAGATAGAAGGAATGATTGACCGCATTTGTGGTCTGTTTCCGACAAGTCAGATTGCACGCAACACTGTTAAGAGTGCGTGGACAAGTGATGACTTTTTAACATTTCAAAGCGTTGAAGATGCACGCAAAATTATTCCACTGATAATGGATCAGTTTGAAAAGTTTCCATCATTGAAAGAAGTGCACAGAGTCTTTCGGCAGTTGCACGCCTACACAATCCCAGCGATGGTGCAGAATTGTGAAATCTGTTTAGGTCAAGGTTGGGACAATGGCGAGCGCTGGAACTTCGCAGACAAAACACTTTTAGATGATTGCTACACCGAAGTTCACTTAGGTCACCAGTACAGAGTTGTTAAAAGGTGTATTTGTAGAAAATAATTGGTACAGATAACTAGAAGAATACTCATAGACCTAAACCGTTCGCAAGGTAGTTGGTGACACTCGGCAACGAGGGTAGATCACGCTGCAAGCAATTGTGGTGTGAGGCGAATAATAAAAGAGTTGGGAATCGCAGTGAGGCAGTGCGATGGGGGGATTTAGAAAACTGATTTACTTACTTGATACACATACATACAAATAAAAATATATGTGTATAAACAACAAGAGCAACAGAAGTGATAGGGTTGAGACATACGCCGACTGAGGCGAACGATGAGCGACTACGCCACGACCTGTCAAGGACAGAACAAAGAAAACTAATAAACCAACAACCACGTTCAGAAGGAGGACAAGGTGAATCGGAGTTATATGAAAAAAGTTATTGCAGGAATTTGTGTATGTTTTATTTGGTGGGGTGGAATTGCTCACGCTGTGAACGCACCTAACGATTTTAGAAGTGTTGCTATTGATCTAGACAGCCTCGTTCGTGTTGATGCGATAGATGTTATTGCAACCGATTACGTTTACCCGAAACAATTTATGTGGGGCGATTGTTCTTGGGTTGATCAGGTCGCTTTGGCTGCTGGCTGGCTACCAAAAGATTTAGCGATGGTCAAAATGATTTCTGCTCGTGAATCAGGCTGCTGCCCGAATCGTAAAGGCGGTGACAAGGTGGACAAGTTTTGCAACATAACAAAAGTTACTGAGTGGAATCACAGATCGGATACTGGTTTGATGCAATTGAATGGCGTGCACTGGTTGCAATCGCATAAACATTACGCAGGTTTGTTTTGTAAGAAGCACAATATTTGTGAGCAAGAACCTTTGCTTGATGCGTTCACTAATTTGAAGATGGCGAAAGTCTTATTTGATGTAGTGGGCTGGTCAGCGTGGCAGAAACAGCCCTAAAAAGTTTGTCATAAAAAAATTGTTTTAGAAAATCTTTGAAAACTGCGTAAAATAAGGGTTTTAGAGTGTTTTAAGATGTTTGATGATTGAGGTTTTTTTGGTTGGTCAGGTTATATTTAATACATCAAGCAAAACGCTTGATAGTTCAAGAGGAGGACTTAGAAAATGGAAACAGCAAACAAGAAATTTGAAATTGGTCAAGAATTATCTGCTCGTTCAGCATGTGACTACGATTGTGTTTTTAGGTTCACAGTTGTTAAGCGAACAGCAAAAACAGTGAGCGTGACTTACTTCAACCAAATCAAAACAGTTAAAATTCGTTTGAATGGTGAAGGCGAATATTGTTACCCATTGGGCACTTTTTCAATGGCGCCTTCAGTAAGCGCAAAATAATCAAAGTTCAAGAGGAGGACTTAAAATGGAACAATTAAAAACAAATATCCTGAACCTAGTATCAGGCGAACACGACAGCAGTTACAGCCTTGCAAAGCAAGTTCTGTTAGGAATTGAAAGCGAAAACGAAACAGCAGAAGGCAGAGCAGCCCACTCAATGTTTAATGCGATTATCAGGTTTGCAGATAGCAGAACAGATATTGACCGAGCATTAGGTCAATTGATCTCTACTGCCAAGTCAGAGCAGGCAAGACTTCAGCAAGGTTCAAGACTTGATCTCGGCTGGATTAACCCGAGTCGCTTTGAAGAAACTGTGCAAGAATCAAAAAGATTAGAACACGAGATCAACACCCTCGCCTATCTGGCTGATCTGACTGGCGAGCAAAGAGGCGACCTTTTTAAGAAGATTCAAGAATTAACTTGTTACAGCAAATAAACCAAACCACCAAGAGGAGGAACAGAAATGAAAATCACTAAACACTCACTAGACCACATAGAACTAGTCTCATCAGGCGACACAGCCCTATTTGAAATCAGGCTTGTAGTAGCGATGAGCGACTGGTCAGACGATCAAGCAGACGCAGGTTTTGATGAAGAAGGCGCATTAAGTTGGCTGATGAACTTGTTAACCCTCGCATCAAACGGTGAGGACATCACAACAGGGGCACAAGAGTTTGTTAAATCAATGCTTACCCTTGACGAGCAGCGAGTACACTTGTGCAAAGTAGAAAAAGTCGTTTACAACATTGATGAGATCGGAGGCAAGCAATGAGTGAACTAACTTCAAAAACAAAACTATTATGTTCGCTAACTGGTGTCGGGATTTTGTTGATCATAGGTTTTATGCCAGCAAGCCCATTTGATGAAGTCACTCAAACAGACTGGATTATTTGGGCAGTTGTTATGGGTGCGCTACTCGGTGCAGCAACAAGATCACTGATCTTGGTCGCTTACCAGTGGTCGTATCAGCGTGAGCGAAAGAAGTGTTTAACAGGTCGCAGCCGATAGGCTCAAAGTGTCCTTGTGGTATGCACCCAACGTTTTCAACCCCTCTTGAGCGTTGGAAGTATTGCTGCCACAAGGACTTAATTTTATGAAGAGGACTGATGACAATCAAAGATTTAGAAAGCGCTGTAGCGTTCTTGAGAAGATTAAGTGTTGGGCAAGTTGAAGCAGAGCATTTAATTGAAACTGTTGAGGCTTTAGAAAACGAGATCACACGAAGAAGGGCGAAAAGTAATGTTAAAAACTGATGACGAAACAAAAGGCGTGAACCCTTACCGCAGATGCGTGTGCGCCAACTGGAACAACGATGATGGCACTTGCTCATACTGCGAATGGGAAGAAGAACACAACAGCGAGGAAGAAAACTAATGACCGACTGGCGAAGAATCGCTAGCGACCTTTACGATGAACTAAGCGTTAGAGGTTTGAACGGTGGTTACGCTGACTGCCTTTTTAGGCACTCATTAAGTGGCAGCGATACTAAAGATTGTTTGTTGGCGTTTGAACAAGCAGAAGAATTAGAATATCAACTTATCAAAGGGCAAACAAATGAGTGATTCATTGAACGCAGAGGTACAACACTGGCAGGCACGCACCGATGATATGCAAGTTGCGTTAGATCGCTTGCGTGAAGAACGAGATGCATTAAGGGTTGCCTATGAGTTGCTGAGAACAGAGGTTGTTGCTTTGCGTTCTACTGTTTCTCGTATTCAGGTTGCGATGTCGCAAGGTCAAGAACTCTAAAGTTTAATGTTTGATATTTTGCTCGGTGATTGCCGACAAGTTCTAAAATCTTTACCAGATAACAGCATTGACAGCATCGTTACCGACCCACCTTATGAACTCGGGTTTATGGGTAAGAGTTGGGATTCAACTGGGGTTGCTTATGATGTTGAAGTTTGGGTTGAGTGTTTGAGGGTGTTGAAAGCAGGCGGTCACTTGTTGGCGTTTGGTGGGTCACGCACATATCATCGGCTTGCTGTTGCGATAGAGGATGCAGGGTTTCAGATTCGTGATCAGATTATGTGGGTGTACGGTTCGGGGTTTCCTAAGTCGTTGAACATTAGTAAGGCGATTGATAAGGCTGCTGGTGCAGAGCGTGAAGTGATTGGACAGAAACTACACGCCCGTAAAGGTGTCGCTTCCGCAGAGGAAAGAACCACTATTGGGGCGGGTGCTTTTGGTGAAGCACGGATGGGAGATATCACTGCACCAACCACGGCTGAGGCTAAACAATGGGAAGGTTGGGGAACAGCACTGAAACCTGCGCACGAACCGATTGTGATGGCACGCAAACCGCTTGACGGAACTGTTGCCAACAATGTTTTGACGCACGGTGTTGGCGGTATCAACATTGACGGAACAAGGATTAAAACAAATGATAGATGGGAAGCAACAGGCACGCAATCTGCATCAAGTCAAACGTTGCAAGGTGGGGTTGATGGTTCTTTGAATGTCAGTGTTTCAAGCACTCATTCACAGGGTCGGTTTCCTGCGAACTTTATTCACGATGGCTCAGAAGAAGTTATGCAACTATTTCCTGACAGCAAAGGTATGGCAACTCAAAGAAGTGGCTTAAACATAAAGGTTTATGGTGGAAACTCATTGTTTGAATCTTCAACAACCTTTCCTGATGTAAGACAAGGTTTCAATGACGATGGTTCTGCTGCAAGGTTCTTTTATTGTGCGAAAGCCAACAAAACTGACCGCAACGAAGGGTTAGACGGATTGAAAGATAAAGAAGTTCACAGATTCGGAGCAGGCTTAGGCGAAGGCAAAGAACCAAATGCACCTGCGATAGATAAAAACTTTCACCCAACCGTCAAACCAACAGACCTAATGCGATACCTGTGCAGACTGGTAACACCACCGAACGGCACAGTTCTTGACCCGTTCACAGGTTCAGGTTCAACAGGTAAAGCAGCCGTGTTAGAAGGTTTTAATTTTGTTGGCGTTGAACTGTCAGCAGAATATGTTGAGATTGCTAACGCACGTATCAGACACGCAGAACACAAATGAAAATCAAATGCCACAACTGCAATCACTCGTTTCAACCTGATCTAAAAAGAACTGTTGGCTGTCTATGTGATAGCGATGCACCAACTTGGCTAGGTGTAACGTCTGAAGGCAGGCTCATAGTTTTAAGCCTCACAAAATATACGATTGAAAAGGATTGAGATGGAACAGAGACAAATAGAGTTCGCAACAGTAGATGTAAACAGCATTGAACCGCACCCCAAGAATGTGCGTCAAGGCGACATCGGCGCAATCTCAGAATCATTAAAAGCACATGGACAATACCGCCCGATAGTTGTTGATAAGCGAACAAACCAAATCCTTGCAGGCAACCACACTTGGCGAGCAGCAAAATCTTTAGGCTGGTCACAAATCGCTGTCGGCTTCATTGAAAGCAAAGATGATGATGACGCAACACGAATCCTGTTAGCAGACAACAGAACAACCGACCTAGCCTCTTACGATGATGCAGGGCTGGCAGAACTATTGAAACACCTAGAACAAACCCCAACAGGATTAGACGGCACAGGGTTTGATGGCGATGCCTTAGATGAATTGTTGGCAGACATAGAGAACGAAAACAGATTGCAAGATGAGTTTCAAAAATACACCCAAACCTTGAAAGCCCCACAATATGAAATCGTTGGCGAAAAACCACAAATAAGCGAACTGGCTGACTTCACAAAATATAATCAACTCGTAGATCAAATCAAAAAACTAGAACCCGACACAGAAATATCAAACTTCTTAATCTTTGCAGCAGCCCGACACATAGTATTCAACTATCAAAAAATCGCAGAATACTATCCACATCAAACCCCACAAACACAGAAACTAATAGAAGCGTCTGCACTTGTGATCATTGATGCAAATGATGCGATAGCGAACGGTTATGCAGTGTTTGCTACAACGATGAAAGAGTTATTGGACAGCGAACTAAATGAACCCGAATAAAACTTTTGCAGCCTTCATCTTGACACACGGCAGACCTGACAATGTATCTACTTATGAAACTCTTAGAAAATGTGGTTACACAGGAAACATTTATTTTATAATTGATAACGAAGATGAAACTGCTGACCAGTACCGATTGCGTTACGGTGATGAAAATGTTTTGATGTTTGACAAAAAAGCAGTAAGCAAAACATTTGACCTAGCCGACACAAGCAACAACCTTCAAACAATAGTTTGCGCAAGAAACGCATCATTTCAAATAGCAAAAGACTTAGGGCTCAAATACTTTATGCAGTTAGATGATGACTACAACTCGTTTCAATACCGCTACCCATCAGACAACAAACTTAAAGTGATTGAAACAAAATGTTTAGATGCAGTGATACAAGCGATGATCAAGTTCTTAAATGACTCGGGCGCATCAACAGTGGCGATGGCTCAAGGAGGCGACTTCATTGGTGGGCTGGAAGGTGCAACAATCAACAAACCTTTACTACGCAAAGCGATGAACTCGTTCCTATTCAAAACAGACAACCCAACAACATTCGTAGGCAGAATCAACGAAGATGTAAACACTTATGTTCTGGAAGGCTCACGAGGCAAACTATATTTCACCACCACCGCAATAATGCTTACACAAGACCAAACACAAAAGAACAAAGGAGGAATGACTCAAACTTATTTAGAATCAGGAACTTACCTCAAATCATTTTATACCGTCATCATGCACCCTTCATCGGTGACAGTAAGAACAATGGGCACAAACAACAAACGCCTGCACCACCACATCAAATGGAACAACACCACACCAAAAATAATTAACCAACAACACCGCAAGCAAAGATGATTCAAAGACCCTGCCTAAACTGTCGCAGGCTGACAAGCAACGCCACCCGATGCACCAACTGCCAAACACTCTGGAACAAACAACACCCTAAACCTGACAGACCGCACTACAAAGGCGACTACAAAAGAAGAGCGAAACAAATAAGAGAAACAGCCGTTGCTTGCTGGATATGTGGCGAAGCAAAGAAACCTAACGACCCATTCACAGCCGATCACCTAATCCCTGCTGACCCCAACAGCCCACTGGCAGCAGCCCACCGATCTTGCAATTCACGCAGACAAAACAAACCAATAACATCAAACTAAATCAAAACAAAAGCGGTTTTTTCTACACGCAAACGGTTACTACCCCTGTGCCCCCTACCTGCACAAACTGTCAGCAAAACTAGTTTTTATTTTTGCCATAAGTTGAGTTTATCTTGGTTGGTGTGTATATAATTGTTTTATCAACAAAAGTTGATAGTTCAAGAGGAGGACTTAGAAAATGGAAATTACACACAAGAATCAGACTTACAAAATTGTTCAGATCAAAACAGCGCCTGACAATTTTAGAACTCAACTTGGTTGGACACACTTTGCGGAAGTTAAACGACCAAATGGCAAGAAGTCTTATTGGGCAAATATCTATATCGTTGATGGTGTAATCGTTCAGTCAAAAGTGATCAACTGATGCAAACAGTAAAAAAAACAATCAACAAAATTCAGGCTGGTGATGTAGTGGGTATCACGTTTAACTGGCTGAACTACACAGATCAATTTTGTGAGCAACTAGTCACAGTTCTTGAAGTAGAAAAGACAAACCTAATCAATGATGAAGGCACTGCTTGCAGAGGTTTCTTTTATAAGGTCACTTGCTCTGATGGCAATACCTACAAAATAACCAGTGGCAAAACAGAATTTTTTATTTTTAACCAATAATCAAAGTTCAAGAGGAGGACAAGATGAAAAATAAATACGCAGGTCAGTGTGCCTACTGTAATCAAGAGGTTTCTAAAGGCGAAGGCTTTTATGAAATGGGGCGCACGGTATGTTCAGAGACAGTTCAAGTTCGTGATCCGCTTACGATAAAAGAAGTTTTGTGTTGCGAACGCACAAGTGTTGAGTGGCAGGCGCATTTCAGTTCTGATTCTTACAAGGCTGCGGTGCTTGCTGAGCGTGAAGTATTTCGCAAACGCCAGATGGAATTTCGTGACAAAAAGAAATCAGAAAAGAAAGATTTGCGTGATGCTGGCAAGTGTGATCGTTGTGGTGGTGCTGGTCACGCTGATGTGTGGGCAGCGACTGGTTCGGTTTGTTACAAGTGCAACGGCACAGGCAAAGCACAATGAAACTTCGCTAGCAGCATAATCTTGTGCCATACTAAGTAAATGGGTGGCAAAGGTTCAGGCGGTTCAAATCGTAAACCTGTTGAGCGTAAACGGCGTATAGGTAATCCTTCAGGGCGCAAACTGCCTGAAGTTGTGAGGCTGGCTGAGATCACAACACTTGCTTCATCGCATATCCCTGAACCATTTAGACCGTTGGGGGTTCAAGGTTTGAACTTGTGGAATCAGGTTTGGCAGTCTGGTGCGAGTTGGCTTAAACAAAATATGGATACTGAACTCGTTTTGATGTTGTGCGAAGCAACAGAGGAAAGAACACGGTTAAGGGTTATGTTGCAGAATGATCAGACTTTGTGGCGTGAACGGCGTGCGTTGCGTGAAGTAGATCGGCAAATCATTACACTATTGGGTCAAGTGGGGTTCAGCCCATCGGAGCGAGGATTGTTAGGAACAGGTGAAACAACGAAGCACGAGTTCAGCGACTTACATAAACGGATTGCCGAAAAGCGTTCAACCAGCAGATAAATGGAAACCTGCCTTTTATACGGCACGCAAAAATGTTTCAACTGATGGCGATGAAATAATTGATTTCGCTGAAAACTATTTTAATGTTCTCAAAGGTTTCAGATCAGGTGAGCCGTTGCAGTTCACTAACTGGCAGAAATGGTTGTTGCGTTCGCTTTATGAGCGTGACGATGTTACAGGGCGTTTGCGTTATCGCCGTGCGCTAATCGGTTTGCCTCGCAAGCAGGGCAAGTCTTTGATGTTGTCTGCGGTTGGTGTTTACGGAATGATTGCAGGCGAATCAGGTTCAGAAGTTTACGCAGTAGCAAACGACAGGCAGCAAGCACGAATCATTTTCAACGAAGCAAAACAACAGATTGTTAATAGTCCTTTGCTTAATGCTGAATCAAAAATTTATCGTGATGCTATTGAGATGCCACGCTTCGGTTCTGTGTTTCGTGTTCTGTCATCAGACTTCAAAGGTCAGGCGGGATTGAATCCATCACTCGTTTTATTTGATGAACTCTGGGGACAGTCAAGCCACGACCTTTATGATCAAATGACTTTAGGCTCAGGTGCACGAATAGAACCATTAACAATCAGTATCACCACTGCTGGCTACGATTTAGATTCACTCGCAGGCAAGTTATACCAATACGGCAAACAAGTTTCTTCAAACGAAGTTGATGATGACAGTTTCGGGTTTTGGTGGTGGGAAGCACCAACAGATTGCGCCATTGATGACCGCAAAGCGTGGCGCATAGCAAACCCTAACCTTGCAGAAAAACTTCTTGACCCCGATGATCTTGCTGTTGCTGTTAAACAAACTTCCGAGATGGGAATGAGACGCTGGCGACTCAATCAGTGGGTAAGGTCGCAAGAATCGTGGCTGCCTGTAGGCGGTTGGGAACAATGCGTATCCGATCTTGATCTAAACACGACTGAACCTGTCTGGATTGGGATTGATATGGCATTAAAGCACGACAGTATCGGGGTGGTTATCGCTCAACCACAAGGCGAAAAAGTTGTTGTTCGTGCAAAGATTTGGCAACCAAGTTTAGAAGGCGTTGATGTTGCTGATGTTGAAAAGTATTTGCGTGAACTTCATCAGACTTATCAGGTGCAAGAGTTCGCTTATGACCCTGCATACTTTCAAAGAAGTGCTGAAGTGTTAAGCGATGACGGTTTGCCAATGGTTGAGTTTGGTCAATCTGCTGCACGAATGATACCTGCGTGCGGTAACGCCTACGAAATGATTGTGAACAACAAAGTTGCGCACGATGGCTCACCAACATTCACAGATCAAGTCTTGTCAGCAGCGCAACGCATGACTGATACAGGCTGGCGACTAAGTAAAGGCAAATCAAGGCGCAAGATAGATGCTTGTATTGCTATGGTTATGGCGTTAGATCGTGCAACAACTAGAGCGACAGCAGTTATACAGCCTTCAGTATTGGACATTTGGAAATGATGAACAAACAAAACATAACTACAGCGATGGAAATTGTTGGTGCGATTCTTGTTGTCGGTGGCATCGCAACATTTAGTGTTCCGATTAGTGTTATTGTTTCAGGAATAATTTTGATTGTCGCTGGAGGCTTTACAGTATGAGTTTGTTTCGGAAGTCTGAACAGCGTGCGTTGCCAACTTCTATAGACCCATATCAAATATCTGCACGACCTTATTACCCGAACTATACAGGTGAGATCGTAACTGAACTCACAGCGTTGGCACATAGTGCAGTTATTTCTGCTGTAACTATTCTTGCTGATTCTATTGCTGCGATGCCTCTAGAACTTACTCGCACTCGTGGTGGTCGCATTGAGAAACTTCCAACACCGTCAGTTCTGCAACGCCCGAATGATCGGCAAAATATGTTTGAGTTTGTTCATCAGACAATGGCAACTCTTGCCTTGCACGGCAACGCATACATTTATGCACCGCAGGGTTCAAATGGTTTGCCTTTAGAGATGCGAAACATTCACCCGAAAGCGATCAACAAAATTGTTGAGACTGACACAGGCGAAATGGTTTACGAGTTAGGGAAACAACAGTATTCAAGCAAAGACATTCGTGCGATTCACTGGCTGATTTTGCCGAATCAGGTGCGTGGTGTTTCACCGATTGACACAATGAGAAACACAGTCGGTATGGGTTTAGCGATGGATAGATTCCTCGCACAGTTCTATGGTGAAGGTGCAACACCATCATCGGTTTTAGAAACTGATGGCGCACTAACACCTGATCAAGCAAGACAAATAAGAGATTCGTGGGAGGAATCACACTACAAACATCGTAAGCCAGCAGTTTTGCAAGGCGGTTTGAAATGGCGACCGATAACAACTAGTGCTGCTGATATGCAAATGCTTGAACATAAGGAATCTATTATTCGTGATATCGCTCGTGTGTATCGGATACCGTTGCATTTAATTATTGGTACAGGTGGCGACTCGCAGACATATCAAAATCTTGAAGCAGTAGGTTCAGCGTTCTATCAATACACTTTGCTCGGTTGGGTTCGTAGATTAGAAACAGCGTTCAGCGAAATGTTGCCACTAACACAGCAGGTTCGTTTCAATGCTTCAGAGTTCTTGCGAGCAGACTTGATGACTCGTGTTAAGGCTCAGCAGTTGCAGATTCTTTCAGGCACGATGACACCGAACGAAGCACGAGAGATTGAAAACCGTGAACCTTATGAAGGTGGCAACGAGTTTGTTGCGCCTTCAATCACACCGAACATCGGCACTGACGCATTACCACCTGAAAAGTAGGAAACATTTATGATTTCAAAATCAGTAACAGTAACAACTTCAGCAACACTACTTATCGCAGCAGATAATCAACCTCGTACTTGTTACTTTCACTCAACAAGTGGCAGCACATATTTGGGCAATAGTGCAGTGACTACATCTGATGGTTTGCATTTACCAAACAATCAAACGATCACAATTATTGTTCCATTTGGTGAAAGTTTGTATGGTGTGGCAAATACTGGTACAACTAATGTTCGTGTTTTAACACCTGACTTGGATTGATATGCCTTACGAAGTAATTATGAACGCCGAAAATTGTGACGGACACGCCGTAGTAAAAGTTGGTTCAACAATCCCTGTTGATGGTGGCTGTCACGCAACACATGAAGAAGCATTAGATCAGATGACAGCATTAAATATCGCTACGGCTGATGAACGCTCGCAAAGAAATGAAGAGATGGTTGCTGCGATTGATGAGGCGATTAATCTTTTGTTACAAGCAAAGATGACTTACGAAGCCGAAGAAGAAGATGAAGATGAGCCGATGGATTTAAGCGAGATGGAAGATGACGAAGAATATAGGGCAGTAAATCTTGTTGCTCCAGCATTTATGCGAGCGAGTGCGAAGCGTGGGCTTGTCTTACACGGTGAAGGTGAATCGGGCGATGGGCTTGTGTCTGCAACTGTTGCCGATGCACGCCGTATGGCTAACGGTGAACCATTAAGCGAAAACAAATGGCGCAAAATATCGCCGTGGATTGCTCGCCATATTGTTGATCTTGATGCTGTGCAAGGTTCAGAAATTACTGCTGGACTTGTAGCGATGTTGTTGTGGGGTGGCGGTGCAAGTAAAGCGAGCGCACGAAGGGCACAAGCATACGCTGAAAGAATTGTGAGCCAGTTAGAGAATGAAACTCGTGCGCCTGCACCTAAAAAAGATCAAATCAAAGGTAGCGAAAAAAATCCTGAAGGTTCAGCGCAAGGCAAAACAGGTGGCATCGTTCTTAACGAAGCAACCAATAAAGCGTTACAAAACAAAGTGCAAGAACATAATGACAAGATGAAAGAACGCAACCGACCTGACTGGACTCGCACAACTCTTGGCGCTTTGAAATCTGTGTATCGGCGTGGTGCAGGTGCGTTCTCAACATCGCACCGACCAAATGTAGGCAGGGCACAGTGGGCGATGGCAAGAGTAAACGCATTTCTATTTCTGTGTAGAACAGGTGCACCAGCAAACCCAAAATATGTAACCGATAATGATCTGTTGAAACCTTCGCACCCGAAGTATTCAAGCAGTAGCAAAGATAACTAAAATAAACTATTGTGAGGTAACTATGACTGAAACATTTAATTGGATTGCTAAACCGATTGACGAGAAAAGAACTATCGCATACAGCAATCTTGAGATGCGTGCCGAAGGCGATGGCAATACTTTGGTTGGTTACGCATCAGTTTTTGATTCACCTTCTGAGCCGATGCCATTTGTTGAATATGTGAGGCGTGGTGCGTTTAGTAAAACTATTAACGATGGCGCAGATGTTCGCCTGCTAGTTGATCATGAAGGCGTACCGTTGGCAAGAACCAAATCTGGCACACTTGTTTTAGAAGAAGATGAGCGTGGCTTGCGAGTTGAGGCAGACTTAGACCCAAGCAACCCTGATGCTGCAAAAATTATTTCTGCGATGAAACGTGGCGACCTTTCACAAATGAGTTTCGCTTTTCGCACGATCAAAGATTCATACAATGCTGATCGTTCTGTTCGTGAACTTAAAGAAGTTCAACTATTTGATGTCAGTGTTGTTACCTTTCCTGCTTATGAAGAAACTGTTGCCGAGTTGCGTTCAAGAAATGAATCTGTTACTATCGCACCGACTTCACTATTGCGTTTGCGAAAATCGCAGATAGCGGTAGAGAAGTTACGCAGCCGTTAAGCAGCCGACCCGATTGGGTCACTACCTCTAACACTCGGACAATAAATAAACCGATTGACCATAGGAGGTCATATGTCATTTAGTAAATCACTTATTGAAAAGCGTGATGCTGCACTTGCAAAAGCAGAAGCAGTTGTTGTCGCAGCACAAACAGAAGTCCGAGAACTCACAGTTGAAGAAGATGCAGATATCACTGCAACTCTTGCTGAGGTTCGTTCACTTGATGAGCAAATTGAAAAGCACTCTGAACTTGAAAAGCGTTCAGCAGAAGCAGCAGAACTTCGCAAAGAAAAGAAGTTTGATGTTGCTGTTGGTGGAACAGTCGTAAAGTCTGAGGCACGCACTTACTCGCCACAAGCAGAATCATCTTTCTTGAAAGATGCTTACGCAGCACAGTTCAACAATGACTTCTCAGCGCAACAGCGTTTGGCTCGCCACATGAACGAAGAAAAGATTGAACGCCGTGATGTGACCAGCGCAAACTTTGCTGGACTTATCGTGCCACAATTCTTGACCGAGTTGGCTGCGCCGTTCGCTCGTGCAGGTCGCCCTTTCCTTGATGTTGCTCGCAAGCATCAATTACCTGATCAAGGTCTAGTTATCAGCATCAGCAAAGTAACAACAGGTTCAGCAACCGCAGTTCAAACTGAAGGTGCTGCTGTTCAAGAAACAAACATGGACGACACGAAACTTGATGTTTCAATCGTCACTGTTGCTGGTCAGCAGAATGTTTCACGCCAATCTATTGAGCGTGGCACAAACATTGATTCGCTAGTTATGGCTGACCTTGTTAGCGCATACCACACGAATCTTGATTCGCTGTTCGTAACAACAAGTGCAACATCACTAACCAATGTGATCACGCAGGTTGTGACTTACACAGACGCATCACCAACAGTTCCAGAACTTTATCCGAAGTTGGCTGATGCAATTCAGCGCATTCAAACAAACTTCTTCGCTGGACCGAACTTTATGTTGATGCACCCACGCCGACTTGCTTTCATCTTGGCATCACTTGATGATCAGAAGCGACCATTGGCTGTGCCAGTGCCGAACTTCAACGGTCAGCCTGCGATTGCTTCAGGTAATGGTGCGCCAGTGTACGGAAATAGCGGATACACAATTCTTGGTTTGCCAGTAATCACTGATGCAAATGTCATCACAACAAATGGTGCAGGTGCTAACGAAGATGTCATCATTTTGGGCAACACTCAAGAAGCACACTTGTTTGAACAAGGTTCAGGCGAGCCGATGATGTTGCGATTTGAGCAACCAAAGGCTGCTGAACTTGATGTAACAATGATTGTTTATGGTTACTCAGCGTTTACAGCGAACCGATATGACAAAGCGTTCGCACTTATCGGCGGTACGGGATTAGTAACACCAACTTTCTAAGTTGATCAAATAGTTGTTCGGGTTGCTGATATCCTTCGGGGTGTCAGCAACCCTTACTATTTATGGAGAAACAAATGAATAAATATATTCAATCATTACTTGCAGAGCGTGCAGGCTACGAACGCAGAGGTTTGAAAGATCGTGTTAAAGCGGTTGACGTTGCGCTTCGTGAGGCAGGTTTTGATCACAAATATATGACCCCTGAAATAGATGTTGAAGTTGCTGTGCAAGAATTGAAAACAGAAACGGCATCATTGAATCGTGGCAAAAAAAAGAAAGAATAAAATATGGCAATTACGAACGGTTACTGCACTCTTGCCGAATTGAAATCTGCGTTGCGCATTACTGATTCAACTGATGACACGCTTTTAGAAAATGCCATTGAGTCTGCTTCTCGGCGTATTGATGGTTACACAGGCAGGTTCTTTTATCAGACGACTAGCACTGCTGTTCCGATGTTTCCTTACAACGAATATCTGTTGGTATTTAATAGAGATGTTGCGACTGCAACAGTTACTATCAAAATTGATTCGTTAGGTAACGGCACTTATGCTCAGACTTTGACACAAGGCGTAGATTATGTTTTGCAGCCTAGAAATGTCCCGATCTTTCCACGACCTTATGAATCGGCACGAATGGTTGGTGGCAACACATTTCCGCTTTTGACTACACCAGCGTTTGAGACTGTACAGGTAACTACTGTTTGGGGTTGGGCTGCTGTGCCTGATGACATTAACCAAGCGTGCATTTTGCTTTCTATGCGCCAGTTCGCACGCCTTAATGCCTCGCTTGGTGTTGTCGGGTTCGCTGATATGGCGATAACGGTTCGTGCTGTTGACCCTGATGTTCGTGATCTATTGTCGCCGTATCGCAGGTTCGGTATCGCTTAATGCCTGCCACTATTTTGCAAGTTGCTACAGGGTTGGCAACTAATCTTGCAACTGTTAGTGGTTTGCGTGCCACTTCTTTTCAACCTGAGCAACTGAATCCACCGTTGGCGTTTCCTGTTTTGAACTCTGTTAATTATCATCGTGCGATGGGTGGCGGTGATGTCACTATGGATTGGACTGTGTTCGTGATTGTTGGAAGATATGTTGATCGGAACGCTTACACAATTCTTGATGGTTTTCTTTCCTACTCAGGTGCTACCAGTATTCGTGCAGCGATTGAATCAGATAAAACACTTGGTGGCGTGTGCCAAACTTTAGTGCTACCATCGGGTGCGAACATAACAAGTTTGAATTCTGCTGATGCAGAGTTTTTGCAAATCCAATTTCAAGTAACTGTTCACGGATAGGAATGTGATGACAAACTATAAAGTGGTTAGCGACAACTGCACACTAGGTAAACAGGGCGACAACATTAACGGCGATGACCTAGAAGGTTTCAATGTTGATGCGCTTGTTGATGGTGGACATCTTGCGGAAGTTAATGTTAAAGTAGCAAAACAAGAACCTAAAGAAATGGACAAATAAATATGGCTGTCAAAGTTTTAACAAACGCATCAATCACCGTGAATGCGATTGACCTATCCACGAAATCTAATTCTGTAACCCTAAATTACGAAATTGATTCGGTAGAGGTAACAGCGTTCGGCGATGGTGGGCACAAGTTCGCAGGTGGTTTGCAAAATAATTCTGTTGATATTGAATTTATGCAAGACTTCGCTACAAGCCAAGTTGAAGCAACAATCTTTCCTCTTGTTGGCACAACCACAACTCTTGTCATCAAACACGAAACAGGCATTGCTACACCTACGAACCCGACCTACACGATCACAGGGGCGTTCTTGGCAGCGCATACTCCAGTGGCTGGCGCAGTCGGAGAGTTGATGATGACTTCACTTTCGTTTACTGGCGGAACACTCGTTAAAACAACTGCATAAATAAAAACTATTAGAAGGAGAACTAGTGCGAATTGCTTTAGAAGTTGAATATCTTGACGGTACGAAAGAACCTGTTGATGCAGTGTTCGCTGACTTTGTTGGGTTTGAGAGAACGTGGCAACGATCTGTAGTTAAGTTTGAACAAGAAATGCGTTTAACTGATCTTGCGTGGCTTGCTTGGTCTGCTCTTACACATCGGAACAAAACAAAATTAAAGTTTGACCCCGACTGGATTGGAACTGTTGCACAGGTATTGCCACGAGATGAGGCTGAAAGCCCTTTAGAGAAATAAAGTTTGGTGATGATTCCGCACACTGGCTGATCGCTCACCTTGCTCACGAATATCATATTGCGCCAACAGTTTTACTCAATGAGAGCGAATCAATGTTGAACACGATGCTGGCTTATCATCGTTGGGTTGTTAAGCAATCGCAAACGAAACGGCGTTAGTTGTATGATGTTCGGCTATGGCAACAGAATTAAAGTTTTATGGGATAAGCGAAACACTTTACTATCTCAAGAACTATGAGAAAGATTTGTACGATTCTTTGCGCAAAGACTTGGTGACTGCTTCACAACCTTTAGCAAAGTTGGTCGGTGCTGAGTTCCCTGATGAGGCGTTATCTCAATGGCATACTTCAGGGGGCAGACTTAAAACAAAGTCACGCCTTCCACCATACAACGGTGCGATTGCGCAGAAAAGTGTGAAACCTAAAACAGGTACAGGTTCTTCTCGTGGTGGTACTCGGGGCAGTGTGATCTTGCGTATTCAACAAATGGACGGTGGTGGGCAAGTTTATGATTCTGCTGGTAGCAAAGGTGGCAGAGGAATGTTAGGCGAACGATTCATACACAATTTAGACACAAAGTTCGGTGGCAAAAGTCGTGTCGGCAAATATCGTTCTCGTGTGTTGTACGGTGCAGTTAAATCTAATGAGGGTTTAATTGAACAAGAAGTTTTAACTGTTGTGAACAAGATCAACGCATACACAACCAAAGCGATCAACGCAGGAACAGGTAAATAATATGGCTGTTGGAATTAACATCGTTTCCGATTTTGATGCTAAAGGTATTCAGAAAGCAATCAAACAATTTAAGGAACTTGAAACAACGGCAGAAAAATCTGCGTTCGTTCTCAAGAAAGCGTTTCTGCCTGCTGTCGCTGTGCTTGGGGCGTTATCTGTTGCAGGGTTTAAGGCTGCACAAGCAGCAGCAGCAGATGAAGTTGAGCAAGCAAAACTGGCACAAACTTTGCAAAAAGTTGTTGGCGCTAATGAAGCGACAGTTGCATCAACGGAACAACTTATTTCTGCGATGTCAAAAGCATCGGGCACTGCTGATACAGAATTGCGTGCTGCTCTAAGTTCACTGGTCATCGGTTCAGGTGATTTAACTGTTGCGACAAAAGGTTTAGCGTTGGCACAAGACATCGCAACAGCCTCATCTGCACCACTCGGCACAGTTTCCGATGCGCTAGCGAAAGCATACGCTGGCAACTACAAAGCACTGCAACGCCTCTCGCCTGCGCTCAGAGAGTTGATCAAAGATGGCGCAAGTACAGAAGTCATCTTTCAACAGTTATCAAATACTTTCGGTGGCGCAACTGCTAACGCTGCTGATACTGCTGCTGGCAGAATGAAAATACTTAAAAACAATTTCAATGAACTGCAAGAATCTTTAGGTGTTGCCTTGTTGCCTGTTTTAGAAAAATTGACAGCGATGCTTATATCGTTGTTTGATTTTATAGATCGCAATCAAAAACTTGTAATGATTTTCGCTATCGCTTTTGGTTCTTTGGCTGTTGCTGTTATCGCTTTTAATTTGGCGATGAGCATTTCAACAGTCGTGATGACTGCGTTTGGTGCTTCGGCTGCTGCTGCTTCGGCTGCTGCTGCACCTATTGCTTTAACTGTTGGCGCAATCGTGTTGGCTGTTATCGCTTTCGGTGCTGCGAGTATTTATGCGTACAAAAACTTTGAAACTTTCCGCAAGGTTGTTAATGCTGTAATCAATTTCATTATTAACTATTTAGAGTTTTTGGTCAATAAATGGATTTTCGGTATCAACATTATGATCAGTGGAATCAATTTGTTGATTAAGGCAGCAAACTTTTTTGGTGCTGGTCTGCCATTGATTGCAAAGATTGGTGAGGTTTCTTTCGGGCGTATTGCTAACGCTGCAAAGAACTCTGCAAAACAGATAGAGGCAAATGCGAGAGCGTTGCAGTCGGTAAAGAACGCTGAACGGCAAGGCACTAACGCAACCTTTTCACCTGTTACCAGTAACGAGCCTTCTAGTGGTGGTGCTGCGAAAGTGGTTGAAACTGTTACAGAGAAATTAAAAAAATATATTGACGCAATCAAAGGTGTTACACAGGCACAGCGTTCTGCTCGTGATGCAACGAAACAGGTTCTAGAAGCAAATACTGCGTTGAGTGAGGCGACACATAAACTTTCTTTGGCTCAAGAAAACTTTAACCAAATAATCAGAGGCTATGGGCGAGACAGTAAGCAAGCGAATGACAAACAGAAGTTACTTACAAAGGCGCAACGATCATTAGAGAAGTCTGGTTACGATGTTGAAGCCTCAATTTTTGCGGTTAAAGATGCTGAACAAAAACTTGCTCAAGTTCGTGCTGATCCCGATTCAAACTTGGTTGATATTCGTGAAGCAGAAATTGCTTTAGCGCAAGCAAAGTTAAGTGTTGCCGATGCGACTGATGCACAAGCAGAAGCAACCAGTGCTTTAACAGAGGCACAAACAATGCTTGATGAGGTCGTGAACGGTGCAAAGATTGGCTCTGACGCTTACACAGAGGCGCTAGAGAAAGTTAATGAGGCTAAGGCTGCACAGGCTAATGCCTCAGATAAAGTTATTGATGCGCTTGAGCGTGAAAAAGATGCTGTTGAAGCATTAACTGAGGCTGAAAAGAAACGCCGTGAGGCTGGCAAAGAT